AGTGCGACCGTTAAGCGCCTAAGCGACGATGCGGACTTGATACGAGCAGAATACGATTATTCTTAATCAGGAGATATAGTTATGGTAAGCAACGCCGTAGACGCCTCGGCAGTAGCCAGAGTCGTAGGGATCGAAACTAATTTCGAGGACCGACGAGCGGGCGGGGTTATTTTACTTCCCCAGAGGGTAGCTTTAGTCGGCCAGGGCGCCAGTGCAGCTACCTACAGCACCGATAAAACTAGATTCACTAATGCCGACGACGTGGGTAAGGCCTACGGCTTCGGTAGTCCGGTCCATTTAGCCGCGCGCCAGCTTTTACCAGCTAATGGCGACGGCTTAGGATCTGTCCCTCTTACAGTATTCCCCCTCGAGGATGCAGGCGGAGCGGTAGCTGCTTCGGGTGATATCACCCCCGCAGGTGCGCCTACCGTCGCAGCCTCGTATATCGTCCGAGTTAATAACATAGACTCGGAGGAATTCGTTATAGCAGTGGGCGATAATGTCGCCGCTATTACTGCGAAAATGACGCAAGCTATTAACGCGGCGCTTAATATGCCGGTTATAGCCACGGATAACGGTACCGACGTAGGCCTAGCCGCTAAATGGGCGGGCAGCAGCTCTAACGATCTAGTCGTAGAGGTTATCGGATCAACTACGGCAGGTAATACTTTCGGCATAACTCAGCCTACCGGCGGATTAGTTAACCCAGACGTGGACGTCGCTCTTAATCAGATCGGCGACGTATGGGAGACCATGGTAGTAAACTGCCTGGAGATCTCAGATACGACTACGCTAGGAAAATACGCGACCTTTGGAGAGGGCCGCTGGCAGCCGCTAGTGCGTAAGCCTCTCGTAGTGTTTACTGGTAATACCGAGGTAGACGTTAATACGGCAGTTACCGTCCCAGATTCGCGTAAGACTGATCGCGTAAACGCGCAATTAGTGGCGCCTGGGTCTAATAACCTTCCTTTTGTTGTGGCGGCTCGCCAGGTAGCGCGTATCGCGGTACTTGCGAATAATAACCCTCCATACGATTACGGCAGCCAGCCTGCGACCGGTTTAACGCCAGGCGCAGACGGCGACCAATGGACGTATGCGGAGCGAGATCTAGCAGTTAAGGCGGGCAGCTCTACGATCGAGGTTAAGAGCGGCGTTATTAACGTATCTGACGTGGTAACTTTCTACCACCCAGACGGCGAGGCTATCCCGCCTTTCCGCTTTGTCGTGGATATCGTTAAGCTGCAAAATATAATCTTTAACTTAGATCTTATTTTTACCGCCCAGGAATGGGACGGCGCGCCTTTAATCCCCGACGATCAAGCTACTACTAACCGCGCGGCTAAAAAGCCTAAGTCTGCGGTAGCTGCGATTGCGGCTATGCTTGATAGTTTAGGCCTAGAGGCGATTATCAGCGATCCAGAAACTGCTAAGGCTAATACCTTTGCAGAGATCGACGACCAAAACCCTAAACGACTTAACGTAACTACCTCCGTACAGGTATCGGGTAACGCGAATATCAAGTCTATAGACTTAAATTTCGGGTTTTTCTTCGGTACGTCTCAGGTCGTAGCGTAACTTTTTAATCATTCGGAGCTAAGAAAATGGCAGCTACTGGCGGAAGCATTGAAAGCATCACCCTAGACGGCCGCGAGTTTGCGGTCGCTGCAGACGCAGAGGCGCAGCGTAAGCTAGGCGGCTTTGAAAACGAAGTGCAGGCGAACGGTAACGGCACTGCTAGGCTAATTAAAACCCGCGTCCCTCTTATGATTGACGGCTTATCTATCGAGATAGACGACGATCGCGGGGACCAGGAATTCCTCCAGGAGTTAGCCGATCAGACGGACTTTTTCCCGATCGCTATTACTTACGCCTCTGGCGTAACGTATCAAGGTACTGCGCAGATTTCCGGCGAAAACCCGGCGAGCAGCCAGAATGCCGTAGCGGCCATTTCGTTAATGGGTCCGGGGATCCTAACTAAACAATAAAACGGGGTAAGGTAAGTAGGGCGTTTATGTCGCGCGGTTCGTCCTAGCCTCGTCCCCTGTTTAGGCAGGGGCCTACCCTTCGGGGGCGCGGCACCATCTAGAAAATAGGACAAAACCATGGGCAAAAAGACCGACTACGTCGTAGATAAAGAGACGGCGATAAAAGAATACGAGCGATTCGTGGACTTAATGGATCTGGACGTAGATCTAGACGATATGGACGACGACGATAAGCGCGAATTCACGGACCACCAGCGTATTATCCTGCGCGCAATCCGCAGGGGCCATCTAGCGATCGACGAGAAAGGCCAGCCAGTCTACACCACCCAGCGCGAGCCTAAAGCGGGCGAAACTTTAGTATTTAAAGAGCCTAACGGCGCGGCGCTTATGGCCATGGACCGTAAGAAAAACCACGAGGACGTCGGTAAAATGTATGCTACCATGGGGCAGATTACGGGCACTAATGCTAAAACTTTTAGCCTTATGGCCTATCCGGATTTAAAAGTCTGTACGGCGGTAGTAACGCTTTTTTTAGCATAGTCCGCACCCCCCTAGTCGAGGAGGGAGCGGATTATACAGTACCCGACGGCGGGCACCGGTTTATCCCGGTCCACGGCGTTATGCTTCGGCAAGTTATGCGGGACTATTCGGGCATCGATTGCCGCACCCTGCTAGCTTCGGAAGTGAGGTACTTATACGAGGGACTCCGTGCAGAGCTGCAAAAAGGTAGTTAGTAGATTATGGCGGGGCGATTTAGTGTAGATACAATTTTCCGAGCTCGCGATCGCTTAAGCGGTCCCGTGCGACGAATGAGCGCCACCGTAGGGAAGGCTACCCGATCAATGCGCCGCGGCTTTAATACCGTAAATGCCGCTACTAATAAGCTCGTTAAGAATTTGAAAACCGCCGGGAGCGCTGCCTTAAGATTCGGCACCGTGGCTACCGGTGCGATCGCTGCCGGACTTACCGGTTTAATTACTCAATTTTCCAAAGTCGAAAACGCGGAGGCCGCCTTTACGCCGCTGCTCGGCGGAGCAGAGCGCGCTAAGCAGGCAGTACAAGCCCTAAACGATACCGCGGCTACTACGCCCTTCCAATTCGAGACCCTCGCCTCCTCAATGAATCAACTATTACCGGTTATGGACGGTAATATCGAGGATACTATTAAGACCGTCCGTATGCTGGGCGATACTGCAGGTGGTAACGCGCAGAAACTGGACAGCATTACCCGGGGCTTTACTAAGGCCATGCTTAAGGGGAAGGTCGATATGGAAAGTCTTAATATGATCGCCGAGGCGGGCGTTCCCATATTTAACGACCTGGCCGACGTCGTAGGCGTCGAAATGGGCGAGAGCTTCTTTAAAATGGTTAGCGCCGGTAAGATCTCGACCGCTCAATTAACAAAAGCTTTCGAGAAAATGACTAGCGAGGGCGGTATATTTTTCCGCGGTATGGAGATCGCCAGCCAGACCACGAGCGGCTTATTCTCTACCTTAAAAGATAACGTAAGCCTCACCGCTGCAGAGTTAGGGGGCGCCCTGGCGCCAGAGGTTAAGGGTATTATCGTAGATCTTACTAAGGTCGCGCAGCAGGTTAGGCAGTGGGCGACCGATAACCGGGAGATCATAGGCCAGAGATTTAGCCAGGTAGTGGACGGGATCCGCGCCAGCCTCTCCGATTTCTTGCGAGTAGCTAAAGGCATAGGCCAGCTTATCGTACTCCTGGGCGCGTTTAAGATAGCGCTTATAGCCGTTAGCGTGGCTATGGGTATCGTGCGAGCTGCGACGATCGCCTGGACCGTATCGCTGGCGGTATTAAAAGGCGCTCTAATCGTATTTAAAACGGTCCTAGGAGCTTTCCGGGTCGCTATGCTGGCCGTTAATCTGGTAATGCTGGTTAATCCGATCGGTGCGTTAGTGGCCGGTATCGGTTTGCTGATCGCGGCGGGTGCTTTCCTGGTTACAAACTGGGAGCGGATCCCCGCTATATTCGCCGGGATCTGGGAAAAAATAAAATCTACCTTCAAAGGTGGTACGGAATTCGTTAAAAACGCCGTAGGCCTGGTAGCGTCTCCATTTAGTAACATTATCGGCGGCGTCGCAGGGATCGTGCAGAATTTTAACCAGGACGAGGATCTGCAGAATGGCGCGGCCGGATCTGCCGGAGTAGTCGGTACGATCAGCCCGCAGGATCGTCTGGCTAAAAGTGTAGAGGAGACCCGTAAAACCAGTACGGCAGAGGTAACCATTAAGGACGAGACCGGCCGAGCGGAGCTAACCGACGGCGAGCTGGGCACCGGTATAAGTCTGCAGAATTCGGGGACTCCATAGTATGGCATGGTTTGATCGATTACGGCCCGCAGCCCTAACGAGCCCCAGCGGTACGCGTATAGAATTCGACTACGAAAACGTCCAGCTAAGCGTGGAATTAAAGACCACGGCTTTTGACTTTCCCGACGCGGACGGTACATATATCCAGGGTAACGGCCATACCGGCCTGCGCGTCCCTATGCGTATATTTTTCTGGGGCGACGATTACGATCTAGCGGCTAACGCATTCCTGGAGATCCTACTCGAAAGGGGGGTATTTAAGTTAGAGCACCCTATATACGGCGTTATCGACGTACTGCCTTTCGGGGAAGTAGCGCGAAGGGATGATCTAAAGACGGCCGGTAACCAGGCTATTTTCCAGGTATCATTCTGGCAGACTACGGGCCTGGTCTATCCCACCGTACAAGGCGACCCAGGGAGTGCAGTACTTACTGCCGTCCAGGAGTATAACGCGGCCCTGGCTGCAGAATTCCAGGAAGGTATCGAGCTTAATAGCTCAGTAGACGAGGCTACCCTTAAAAATCGCTATAACGCTCTGCTGGGTAATATGCAGGGCGGCCTGCAGGCGATCGCCGATACGCAGGCTAACGTCATGCAGCAATTCGATACCGTAATCGCTTCGATTAACCAGGGTATCGACGTGCTAGTGGGGGATCCGCTTACCCTGGCTTTCCAGACTACGATCGCACTCCAGGCTCCGGCCAGGGCTCGCACTTCGATACTGGCCCGACTAGATGCTTACCGAAATTTAGCCGCGGGGATTATTGGCGGCGCAGCCCCTGCCAATAAAAACGAGTTTTTAACTAACGACCTTTACGCGGCCAGCTATGTTACTGGATCGGTAGTATCGACCGTAAATAACGACTTTTTTAGTAAGTCCGAGGCATTGAGCGCGGCGGACGAATTGCTCAGCCAGTTAGCGGACGTAATCGTATGGCGCGATCAGAATTACCAGGATCTGGAGCTTATAGATACCGGCGCCTCCTACCAGCAGCTGCAGGAAGCCGTGGCCATAGCTGCGGGCTTCTTAGTAGATATATCTTTTAGCCTTAAGCAGGAGCGGTCTATCATTCTGGACAGAGACCGAGCCCTCCAGGATATCGTGGCGGAGCTCTACGGCAACGTAGACGACGCTACTATCGACTTTTTTATTACTTCTAACGAGCTAACCGGGTCCGAGATCATAGAGCTACCTAGAGGGCGTAAAATTGTCTACTACGTATAGGACCATAGCAGGCGATACCTACGAAACGATCGCCCGAAAAAGTTACGGAGACGAGACGCAGGCCTCGATGCTTTCTAAGGCTAATCCAGGAGTGGACGAGCCCTTCGCGATCGGCACGCTTATAGCCCTCCCCGATCGTGACTGGGAAAC